CCGCCGCGATGCTGAGGGATTCCGCGGGGGTGAACCCTGATGGCGCTCGAGGGCGTGCGAGAACTTGACGCGCAGTTGGCCGGGCTAAGCCGGGCCGTCCGAGGGCGGGTGCTGCGAACGGCGGTCCGAGCGGCCATCGGCAAGGCGCGCGAACGCGCCGAGGCGACGATTCCGACCGGCACCGTGCCGCACCGGACGCACAAGGGCCGGCTCGTGGCGCCGGGCTTTGCCAAGCGCAACATCCGGGTAGCCGTGCGGCTGGATAGGACGCGCGAGAAGGCGACCGGCGTGCTGGGAGTGGACCCGGAGGCGTTCTACGCCGTGCAGTTCGTGGAGCTGGGCACCGTCAAGGTCGGCCCGCGGCCATGGTTGCGGCCGGCATTCAATGCGACGCTGGCTGAGCAACAGCGCGAACTGGCGGCGAGATTGCGCCGATCGCTGCTGGCGGTTGCGCAACGGCGGTCGAGGGCGACCCGATGAGCGGGCCGAACCTTTACGCGTTTCTGACTTCGGTGCCGGAAGTGGCCGCGCTCGCCGGCGAGCGCGTGTTCCCGGATCGAATACCGCAAAAGGTATGGGCAACGGTGGCGCGAATGCCGTGCGTCGTGTTCAACCTCGTGAGCCAGTCACGGAGCGCAACCTACTGCGAAACGGATCGGATTGTTTCGGCGGTGTATCAGCTGGACCATTACGCGCCCGAATTCGACACCGCCGATCAGCTGGCCGAGGCGACCCGCGTGGCGCTGCGTGATTTTGTCGGGCTGATGGGTGATACTTCGGTGCGGCTGACACGGCTCGAGTCAGGCCGCAACATGATCGAACCCGAGCCGGGGCTGTTCCGCGCGTCGCGGGACTGGCGTTTCTGGTACATCGAACCGTAGGAGGTTCGCGCGATGCCGTCAGAAGATACCAAACTGGGCAACGACTTCCGGTTTCAGCTGGGCGACGGCGGTTCGCCGGAAGTATTCGCGAACATGTGCGCGGCGATCGACGTCGCTGGCCTGGGCGCGGAGAAAGCGCTGGTCGAGGTGACCAGCATGTGCGACAACGCGCGCACGTACCGCAACGGCCTGGCGGACGGCATCGAGTTCCCGCTGGTCGTCAACTTCATCCAAGGCGATACGCAAATCCGGTCGGTCTACGCCAATTTCCAAAACGACACGGTGCGCACGTTCCGGCTCGCGCTGGCAGACACGCCGGGCGAATACTTCGAGTTTCGCGCGATTGTGCGCGGGTGGAATATCGCGCCGCCGATCGGTGACAAGGCGACGATGACGTTCACGCTCAAAGTCAGCGGCGAAGTGACGTGGGTGCAGGCGTAACAATGGGCCAGCGTTGGGCGTTCGAGCAAGACGTTGTCGAGGTCGGCCGGAACAGGGTGACGGTCCGCGAGCTGAGCGACGCCGAGCGGGCGCGGTTCGCGACGGTTGCAAAGGACCCGGACTACAGCAAGCTCGAGCTTCTATCGCTGCTCGTGTCGCTCGCCTCCGTGGAGCCGAAGCTGACGCAATCCGAGGCGCAGGAGATGCCATCGCGGCTGCTTGACGCGGCCGCGGCGCGCGTCATGCAGTTGTCCGGCCTGGATCAAGACGAAAAAAAAGCCTGAATGCTGACGAGCTGACGCGCTGCCGAATCGCGGCGTTGCTGGGCATCGCGCCGTCGGCGGTCGGCGCCATGCCGGCGCGGGATGTCGTGTTACTGTCACGGTACTGGGCCGAGGAACCGTGGGGAGCATGGCGCGACAACCTGCACGCGGCTATCATCGCTCGAGAAGTTGCACGCTTGACGAGGCGCCGTGGCGCGCGGATCGAGCTGAAAGACTTCATGGTGGTGAACACCGAGCGACGCCGGCAAGACGCGCAAAGCTCGCTGGTTGCCGCGCTCAAGGCGATCGCTGTTCCGAGGGCGCCCCGTGACCGATCTGGCAAAACTGGTCGTAAAGCTCGAGGCTGAAACGTCGCGATACGTCGCGGAACTCGAGAAAGCTAACCGGAAGCTCAACAGTTTCGAAAAATCGGCGACCCGGGCAGTCGACAAAGTTAAGGGTGCGCTAGCCGGCCTGGCAGCGGGCGTCACGGTCGGTGCGCTGACCGCGTTCGTCAAACAATCGCTCGATGCGACCGATCGCCTGCGCGACCTGGCGGAACAAAGCGGAATCACGGTCGAACAGCTGTCGCGACTGGGGTTTGCCGCGGCGCAATCCGGATCGGACTTGCCGACGCTCACGGCCGGATTGCGGGCGCTGTCAAAACAAGCGGCAGAAGCTGCGCGCGGTTCGGACAGCGCTGCGGCGGCATTCGCGGCGCTGGGCGTTTCTGTCACCGATTCGACCGGCGCGATCAAGTCGGCCGACGCGCTGCTGGTCGAGATTGCCGACGCGGTAAGCCAGTACGAGGACGGCGTCGCGAAAGCGGCCATTGCGCAGCAGCTGTTCGGCAAAAGCGGCGCCGAGCTGATCCCGTTACTGAATAGCGGCTCCGAGGGGATCGCAGAGTTGACCGCGAAAGCGGACCGGCTGGGGATCACCGTCAGTACCCAAACCGCGGACGCCGTCAGCGAATTCAACGATCGGCTCGACGCACTGAAGGCGCAGGCGGCGCAGGTGGGCACGAAAATCGGGCTCGCGTTTATCCCGACTCTGTCGCGCCTGGTTGACGCATTCAGCAACAGCGCTGGCGGCGCTGATGCGCTGAGGGCCGTTTCTGGAAGCCTGGCGGCCGCGCTCAAGGTCGTCGCGACCGTCGGGTTTGGCGTCGTGACGGTATTCGAACGCTTGGGAAACGGGCTAGGCGCACTAGCGGCGGCGGCAGTTGCGGTGGCACAGCGCGAGTTCGGGCGCGCGGCGTCGATCATCCGGGAGGCGAATGCGGACGAATCCAAAGCGCTTGCGGACGGGCTCGACTTTGTCAAAAAGCTGTGGAGCGAAGCGGGCACAAGCGTCGAGGCGACGGCCAAAAAAACCGACGCTGCGGTCAAACGATCGCTGGTGTTCGGCGGCGCTGGCGCTGGCGGTGCCAGCGGCAGGGGTGGCGCGGATAAGGGCCCTACGTTCGACCTGGACGAGCTGTTTGCAGAGCAGACCGAGTATTTCGACAAGCTCGACGCGCTGACGCAAACAAGCACCGAAAGATCGCTGGCGAATTTTGAGCGGCAGCGGGCCGCGCTGGAACAGCTATGGGTTGCCGGGCGCATTGGCGTCGAGACGTACAACGCGCGTCTGTCGGAAGCGCTGGACGACGTGTTGACCGAGGTCGAGGTCAAGAGCAAGCGGGTAGCGGAACCGCTGACCGAGGCTGTTGAGAAAGTTTCGACCTTTGCCGATCAGGCGGCCCGCAACACCGTCGACATCATCGCGGACAGTCTCCGCAATGGGTTCGAGGGCGGCGCCAAGGGTGTTTTGCAGGCCGTGGGGCGGATGCTGGCGGATATCACCGCGCAGATTGTCGCCGCGGACCTTGGCAGGCGGTTGTTCGGCGACCTGGCAACCGGTGGCGGAACCGGCGGCAACGGGATCGTCGGTTCGATCCTGGGCGGCATTGGATCGTTTTTCGGGTTCGGTGGCGGACGCGACGCGGGCGGGCGTGGTCTACCTGGCATGGCCTACGCAATCGGCACGGGAGCGCAGCCGGAGGTGTTCGTACCGGACACGGCGGGGGAGTTTTACCCGGCTGGTGCGCTAGCCGGCGTGAACGTGACGCAGTATTTCACCATTCAGGCGCCGCAGGGCACGGTCTCGCGACAGACGGAGATGCAGATAGGCGCCGCCGCGGCGCGCGGGCTGTCGACCGCGGCACGCCGCAACAGCTGAGGCTACGATGCTGCAACCCGATACGCTCGAGGTGTTCCCGATTTGCCCGGCCTACGGGTTCACGGTTGAGCCGCGTTATCGGGTCAAGATCACCGCGCGCGATGGCGGGTACGAGCGGGTCGACCGCAAGTGGTCGCGCCCGCTGCTGCGGTTCGTCGCCGTGCCGACGGGGGATCGTTTCGACGATGACGTGCAGACGGTGTTGTATTTCTGGCACGCGCACGGTGGGGCGTCGTCGCGTTTTCGATTCAAGGACTTCTCCGACTACAAGTCGTGCAAGGTGGGAGAGGAGCCGTCGCCGACGGATCAGCCGTTCACGTTCATCGCCGGATCGCCGGGCGGTTATCAGCTGGTCAAGCGCTACACGTACGGGGCGCGCGAACAGTTGCGCGAAATCGTGAAGCCAAAAGGCGACACGATCCGTGTCGCGAATCAGAACGGCGTCGAGCAACCGTCGTCGACCTGGCTGCTGGATGAGGCGACCGGTCTGCTGCAACCGTTGGGCGGTTTCGTTGGCACGCCGACGAGCTGGGGCGGCGAGTTCTACGTGCTGGCGCGCTTCGACTCCGAACTGCCGATTACGATCGTAAACAAGCGGATCCACGAGGCATCGTTCGCGCTGGCCGAGGTCCGCGAAACTCTGGTCTACGACCTATGAGGGACATTCCGGCGGCGCTGCTTGCGCACCTACGCGGCGACGTGGTGTCGACGGCGATCTGCTGGGCCGTGGAAAAGGGCAACGGTGAAACGATCCGCGGCACCGATCACGACCGCAACATCACGATCACGAATACCGGATCGCCGTCGCTCGGTCTCGAGGGCGTGTACCTCGCTCGCGCGAACATTTCCGGCAGCATGACGCGCTCGAGCGCGGACATGGCGGTCGACAACATGGAGGTCGCCGGCGCGACTGACGACGGCGCGACCGGAGCGATCGACGTGAGCGTAGCGGAAATAGAGGCTGGCGTGCTGGACCGGGCACCGGTCACTGTTTTTCTGGTGAACTGGCAACGACCGGACGACGGCGTGCTGATCGTCAAGCGCGGTTGGCTGGGCGAGCTGACGCGCGATAGCGATCAAGCGTACAAGGTCGAGGTGCGCGGGCTGTCGCAGGCGCTGTCGCAAAACATTGGGCAAACTTACGCCGAGCGGTGCAACGTCGTGGAGCTGGGGGACGAGCGCTGCAAGTTCAACGTCGCCGCCGCATCGAGGACCGCGACCGTGACCGCCGTTGCGTCGCGCAAGTCGGTGACCGTGTCGCTCGTGCCGGCCAGTGCGCCGCCGGTGGCGACGTACTTCAACGGCGGCCGGGCCACGTTCACGACCGGCGCCAATGCGCAGTTTTCACGCGAGGTGAAACGAGCGGTGGTTTCCGGCGGCACGGCTGTACTGGATTTTTGGGAGGAATGGCCGTCGGACCTCGAGGTCGGCGACGTCGCGACGCTCACGCCGGGCTGCGACCGACTGCTGGCCACGTGTCGCGACGTGTTTGCGAATCTAGACAACTTCCGCGGCTATGGGGTGTTCATGCCTGGCCGCGCGGCGCTGATCCGCGGGCCGACATGATTACCGGGCAAGCGCTGGCCGACTGCGCGCGCACCTGGGTGGGCGTGCCGTTCCGGCATCAAGGCCGCACCCGCAACGGCGTCGACTGCGCCGGGCTGGTCATCGGGGTGTTGCGAGAATGCAACGCGCTGCCGCGCGACTTTCAAGACGTCCCGGCCTACGGCAGGGCGCCGCAGGCCGTCCTA